AGATAAAAGCAAAGCCTGGTTTGATGCGCGATTACAACCTGTTTCAGATGTTGTGTCGGTGGCTAAAGTTTCAGGATTAACTGGGGCAGCTGCTGCTGTAGTTGGACCAACGGTGTTCAGCAAGCCTGTGGTTTCAGCTCTTTGGAAAGCAGGTGCAGCCGCTGGAGCATGGTATGGACATCACGTCTTGGTCGAAGCAATCAAAGGATCTAAAGGAGAGGGAACAACTGTCACTATTCCACAACAGCAACAACAACAACAGACAGCCCCTCCAAAACCACCAGAACAACCTTCAGCTCCAGATTGGTGGACGACTCCTCCCGCCTGGTATACTAAAGGACCAGACCTTGGAGGCGTGGAAACTCCAGATAATGGAGATACTGCGCGATGGCAACAACTATTCGCAACTGTTTTGGCCCAAGGTGGAAGAGGAGCTGCTCAAGGCTATTTTGGTTCTGGAGGCAGTGGATCAACTGAAGAATCTTCTGGGACAACCATTGTTTATGGAGCAGGAGGAGGAAGCAGTGGTCCTAGTTTTATTGGTGTTCCACCGTATCGTGCTACTTCTGGAAAGAAGAAGCGAAAACACAAGAAGAAAAAGACGTTAAGCGTGGAGCGAGGTAATGTCTAATGTCGTCAGAAAAGCGATCGGACAGCTACAGTTGGATGACGAGGTTGTCCGTCGCCTTATCGGCTATCTTGGGCGTGTTACCACTGGTAATAAAGTTGATTTCCGATCTCCGCTCTATAGAAAAGCGGAACGAAAAGAGATCTTCACACGATGCCAACGTGCGATCGGGGAAAGCCAGTTCCCGGAACTTAGAGAGATAGACACGCGTGAAATCAAGAAGATTGGCCCATATTCCATCATGCTACCGTTTACGGAGCGAAAGAAAGACGTGGAGGCTTACTGGAAACAGGGCTTTTATGGCTCTGAGTCTGTCCTTCGCGAAGCCAGTCTTCGAGTTAGTGCCTTAGTCAGACCAGGCACGCTCAAGGCCATTGAATTTTCCGCAGCTTGGGATCTTATGCCCAAAGACACGAATGCGGGTTTACCCTGGTTTACCAGGGATAAGAAATATTCGCTTGATTATTTAGAGAGAGCGAAGCAGCTCAAGGACGCAAGGGACCTCTATCCTAGTGTGCTTGGTTGGCGAGGTCAACCACGTGGACTTCATGAAACACCAAAGCAACGAGTGGTATGGATGTTCGATCATGCCGACACCATATTAGGTGCTACCATCCTACATCCAGTTTTGGATGCACTGCGGAGTTTAAGGGGCTTCTCAGCTTGGAAGACAGACTTGGACGTTGACGATGCCATGACTGACCTTCTACAGCATGGGAGTCAGATAGGTGTAGCTCCTATATCACTGGATTATTCCAGTTTTGATTCTAGTCTGCACCCGAAATTGATCCACGCGGCGTACAGTGTCTTGCGAACTTGGTTCTCACCAGAGTTAAGTAGTAGGATGGATGTGTTGGAAGACATAACTTGTTCTACTGACCTCGTGTGTCCCGACGGAGTTTGGAGTGGGCGTCAAGGTGGCATGCCTAGTGGTCAGGCTACAACTAACCTTATTGATACATTGTGCAATCTGATTGCGATGACTTATGTGTCGTTGCGGTCGAAGGTTCAGTTGGTGGGGTACGAAGTGTTAGGGGATGATGCTGTGTACCTCTTTGCGAGCCGTCTTACTCCTAATCGGTTATCTGAGCTTACTGGTGAGCTGGGGTTGGAAACAAATCCCGAAAAGCAGTGGATCCATCCGCGATCGGCCCACTTCCTACAACGGTGGCATTCCTTAGATTATCAGGTACAAGGAAAGAGTCGTGGAGTGAGGTCGCCATTTCGAGCTCTCAATGGAATGATGAGTTACGAGCGGTGGACTGATCCTGAGGATTGGAATAAATACATGGATTCCGCCAGATGGATAATGCAAATGGAGCAGACAAGATGGGATCCTCGTTTCAAGCAGTTTGTCTCATTTGTGAGGGAAGGAGATGTGGTGATGCAAAGTGGAATTGATCCAATTAGGATCTTTCAACGTGCAGGTGGTGCGTCTGAGATCAGGAGTGCATTGAGAATC